GATCTCCAAGTCGGGTGGTGAGTCTCCGCGCGCGGTTCAAGCCAGCCGGAATCAGGCGGAGTCTTGCGGTAGGATGCGGAATCACAACGACTTGCGCGGATCATACCGATGCGGAGACCGGTTTGAGCAATTTTCCCCCGTTTCGCCCTGATACGCGGAGGTTTGAGCAACTCCGGGTGGTCGATCAAGGCGGCTTAAACCGACCTTGAAACCCGTTTCAACCCCCGAACAGATCGCCCTGGACGGGGCCGGATGAGGGTCCCCGACGGGCCTTCGGGCGGGGGACGGATAGAAGCCGGGCGGCTTGGGCCATCTGGCGGACGGGATCGACCAGGGCGGGGCCCGTGCGGCCTACCTGGAGGAGGACGTGGTCGGCGATCGAGCGGACCGATTTCGCGTCCTCGTAAATCCGCTCTCCGTGGACCTCGAAGTGACTCTGGACACACTTCCTAAGCCATCCGGGCAGGTAGCCAATCTCTCCGGTTGCCCCATGTCGAAGGGCTTCGATCAGGATCCCATTCGAGCCGATCAGGAGGTCCTGGTATCGCGCCGGGGAAATGGTCACCCCCCGCTCATCCAGCCACGTTGCCGGCCACAAAACCACCCACTGAAGAAGGCGCGAGCGGTCCTTCAAAAACGGAACCCGCTGGCCCGCGTAGAATTGGCGCTCGATAACCACGAGAACCGCGTCCCGGACATCCTCCGGGGTCGGTTGCTTTTGGCGCGGAAGGGATGGCCGCTTGATCCTCACCAGATGATCAGAATCCCGAGGAACAAACTCCCGACCAAGTCGTGGTTCACGATGAACCACGACCGCATATCCGACCAGTCTCGAAACCCGTCCTTTTTGGCGAACAAATCGAGGTCGAAAACAGGATGGCCGGAGCACTCGACCCCGACGGTCCCGATCTTGATCGGATACACGTTGAGGATCGGAGAAACTCGAAGAACCCGCTGCGGCGACCGGTAGGGCTTCCCCGTCCAGGCCCGGCAGGAAATTAGGTCCCCGGCGGAGGGGAGTCGAGAGGGGGTCGGTCGGATCGTTTGGCGCTTGGTCCCGTCTTCAACCATGGCCGAAAACCGGGGCTGGAAAAGGCGCACGAACTGGCGGGGAGTTCTCATCGCATAGCTGGGGGGTTGTAACGCCCCCCGGAGGGTGTCTTACATCCGGCCCCAAGAAGGGCGAAACCGGCAACGAGGGTCATCAAGAGAAAGCAGCGTCGAAGGGTCATCACAGCATTGGGCGTCGAAGGTTATTAGGGGGCCCTCAGCGACGCAGCAAAGGCAGACGCTATGGGAGGAAGGGATCGAGACGATTCCGGGGAGAGGATCGGGCCAGAGTGAACCGTCGAACTCGCCGAAAGCGGGATGCATTTTCAGGCCCGCCTTGAGGGCGGCCAGATCCGCCTCGTGGGCGGCCAGCCGCGAGAAGTTCTCACAGACAAAAACCCCGTCGGTATATGGGGGCCGATCGAACGCAATCTGGGCGGCGAATTCACCAAGCCAAGAGAGCGGCGGGCAGTGGTAGGTCTCACCCGTGAAATGAACCCGCGATAGGTCCACCCCGGCGGCGATCAATTTGCGGGCGAGGGCGGCGCGGGAAATGGTAGTTCCTGAGATCATAAAAGAGACGTCCGACCGGTCCTTCCGTTCGAGCCTTCGGAAACGACGACACAGAGCATTCCCGGACCCGCAAGGACCAGCATTGAGAGAGACCAAAAGAGAAGAGGGGGCCCAAGGATCAGGAAGAACACGGCCGTCGCGGCGAATGTCTTGAGATGGCGCGCCGCGGTTATCATAAGGCCCACCGATTGTCGGGGCATTTGGGGAGCTTGGCCCAGGGCTGGTTCCGACGCTCATCGACGGGGCAGATCGGGCAGGGTTTGCAGCAGCGCTCAATGTGGAGGTGCCCGCATCCTTGGCAGACGTTCCGGCGGGCATCCTCAAGCCTCCGGCGGGCCAGCCCGTTTGCGTCAATGGCGGGCAGGGGTTTCCCTTCCTTGTCGATCCCCATCGGAAGCCGGGCGGTGATCTTGAATTGCATGATCAGAGCGATTCCCCGTCGTGATCCACGTCAAAAACGACAAATCCAAACGCGGCACCAAAGGTCGAGGACATCGCGGCCTTGATCGACTCCGCTCGGGTGTCGAATTGGCACAACTCTCCGGATTCATCTAGCAGCGGAACCAAGCGATCGCCGTTTTGATTCCTCAGCATCACGAAGTAGGGCTTAAGCATGGGGTGGGCTTTCGGTTTTCCATTCGGTTTCCGTTCCTTGCGGGTCGCAAATCCAGCGAACAATTCGTCGCGCGTGGTCGAGATCCCGAAAGAACAGAGGAAGAGGGACGCCGCCGGCGTCGTTGACCGTTACGGTTTGCCAGCGGGCCCTCGGGGAGGGTTGTCGGAAAACCCCGAACCTCCGCGCGATCTTCGGGGAGACAATTCGGCGAACGGCGAAGCGTGGGTAGCCATCCGGAAGGGTTGAGAGAGTGGGAGAGCTCACCCGATCCTCCGGTGAAGCTTCGACCTCATGGCGATGCAGTAGGAGGTGTTCTTGGCCGCTTGAGATTCGAGGGCCCCGCAGGCGGCGGTGATCTCCTCCGCGGTCGCGGCATCGAAAAGGCAAAACCCTTTTTGCCCCCTCACGATCCGATCCCCGGCGGCCTCAGCGACGGCGCGGATCCGGCGCTCATCCCACCCGACATAGGGCGCGAGTTGTTTCCGGGTGAGCCAGCCGGCGCTCGTGAGGGTGCGGATCAGACGTCCCACATCGGCCTCGATTGAGTCCTCGGGGACGAGCTCCAATTGATCAGGGGGTGGCAGGTTCATGGGATCAATACGGGTCGGAATCGTCGCCCGCGGGTTGAAGGGAGGGAACAGGATCGGAGGCGCGCCTGCAGACGGCGCAATCGCAGGATACGTCCGCAAGCGTCCGCATTTGGTGAAGAGTGTGGGCGGCTTTCTTCCGCCAGACCTGCAGGCGTGCATTCAGGGTCATGCAATAGCGGAGGAGCGGGGAATTCTGCTCGACCATTCCCGACGGGGTTCGCCGCATGTCCGGGTGATCGGAAAGATCGTCAACGGAGCGAACCCCGAACCGTTCGGAGAGAATCAACCCCGTGTAGCCTTCGACGTCCTCAACGTAAAGGCGGAGGCATTTGGAATGCTCGGCGATCGTGTAGAGCAGCCGTTCCCGAGGTTGGGCGATCTGCCTCATCTGAGAATTGAGGTTTCCCGGTTGAGAGATCGACCGGAACACGGCGAGCACCCGGTCGAGATCCGAGTTGTTGAAAGCCTTTGACGACTTCCGAGAACCTAGGGCGGTGATCGTGAGATGGTCCCGGTCGGCGTCCGGCTTCGCTCGCCGGACGGCGGCCCATTCCCGCCAATAAAGAAGGGTCTGAGGAGGGGTCATAGGAACGTGAAGGTCTTGTTGGCAACGAGCGGGTTCCGCTGATCTTCAGGAGGGAGGACGGGGCGCAATCCGAAGAGAGCGCAAAGGCGCGCCTCGACCTCCCGATGGCGGACCCTGAAATGAACGTCCGCCTCGAAGAGTTGGCGGAGCTTTTGGGTTCCCTTGACGATCGTTGAATGGTCCAACCCGCCGAAGGAAACCCCGACCTCCTCTTGGGAGCATTCCGAAAGACGCCATGAGAACCAATAGGCGGTGATCCGAGCGTCAAAGAATCGGCGGCGCCGAGTCTTCACGAGGAGGGCCTCGACCGGCAGATCAAACAGGCGCGCGACCTCAAGGGCGACGGATCGGGGCTCCGGCCGTTTGCTAATGATCCGAGGACGCTTTTCCGGGGTCGTTAAATTGAGAGTTCCGTCCAGTTGAAACAGGATCGAATCGGCGAGGCGCTGAAGTTCGATCGAGGCTTTTCTGAGCTCATCGAATGGAGAGAAAACGCGTTGGCGCTCCAGGGAGCGAACAACCTCTTCGTCGGAAATCATGGTGGCGCTCATGGGTTAGGCGAATCGGAGGACGCAATGGCGCGGAACCGGGGGATTCACGAACCGTTCGAGAGTCTCGATATATTCCGGAGAACCCCAAACCTCGCCGAGCTTCCAAAGCTCGGTGAGTAGCTTCGAGCACTTGTTGGTCGTGGGGCCCATCGACATGGCGATAAGCCGGTGCAGGCGAGGCAAACGGTCGGGAATGATCACAGCCTGAACCCCCGCCTTCTCGTTTGCGACGACTCGCACGCACGAGAGGTCGTAAACAAGAGCGGAAACGGCCCCCAACGAATCAGTCACGACAACCGGATCCGGCTCACAAAAAACGCAAAAGCGACCAGCGGGAACCCGCCGTGGCGATCTCCTTCTAGGTTGGGCGTTCATGGCTTGGCGTGGATCTCGACAGTTGTATGGCGGACGTGGGAGTTATCGAACCGGACACCAAGAGAGCGCTGGATTGCATCCAGGCCCGCGGAGTCCGCGGCGATCATCAGGACGGGGTGGCCGTCCAGGATCCGGCCAACAGCAACGCCACGGAGGGCGATGCCGTCGCTAGAAGGGGCCGCCAGATGCTCCGGCCACGAGAATTGAAGAACGACGCCGGGGATCATTCTGCCCCCTCTCCGAGCGCCTCGCTCACGGCCTTCTTGAGGATCGAGTCCACGAGCTTGTCGACCTCGCCGTTCATGGGCTTCACGATCACAGCGTCGGTCGCCCCCGCGATCTCAACGCCTAGCTTCTTGAGCTCCGCGGGAGAAAGGGATTCGAGGGCTTTCTTGTTGGGCGTCGTGGTGACGTTGAGGAGCGCCTCGGCGAACTCCGGGGAATAGCTTTTCCGGATCTTCGCGATCGTGGCCTCCTCGTTTGGGATTTCCAGGGACCCGCGTTGCTTGGTCAACCCGACCTTGATCTCGTGGAAAACGCGGGTGCGTGGACTCGCGAACTCGGCGCGGTTTTCGTCAACAAGCGTCGTCAACTCATCGATCCGACCCGTGAGCATTCGAGCCAACGCCCGGATGCGGGGGAGGAACTTGGCGTCGGCGTCCTCGATCTGAATCTGTCGAGCGGCGAGAACACCTTTCAGTTCGTTGCGGACCGCCGAAAGGTTGAAGGCGGATTTCTCAATTTGGATCAATACGGGAGTGGGGTTCATTTGTGGAGGCGGAAGAGGTTGGAATTCCTTTTTCGGGAAGAGATGAGTGAGGAGAGAAGGAAAGAGATTGGGAGAATAACAGCGACGACCGCATAGGCGGCCACGAAGCACAGGGCCGCGTCATCCATGGTTCCCCCCGTCCCGTCCTTGGGTGTCGGCGACGCCAATTTCGGCGTCGCCGCGGTGTCCTTGCCAAAGGATTGCGGCGATGAGAAGCGCGGCGCTTCCGCTGATGCAGACGATCATGGCGAGGACGAGGGGATACCGAAGGCCAAGCCAGAGCGCCGCAACGGCGGCCAGCGTCGCCGCGTGGATCAATCGGCGGGTGTCGCGATCGATTCGGGCGTTGGTGTCGGAAGGGGAAACCTCGCCCTGGACTGCCTCATTGGAGGATTGGGCGTCCGTTCGGAAGTTGAACGCGGGCGAGGTTGGGGTGGGACTTAGGGGAACGAAAAGGGTCTTCATGGGTGTTTCAATTGGGGGTTACTCCTCTGAACCGCTCTCCATCCGGAGCCTGCCGAGATGGGCGCGCTGGACGTGTTTCCAAGAGAGTGGCTGCTTGTTCTTGGCGGCCATCTCGGAGGCCATTCTGAGAAGCATGATCCACATTCCGAGGGCGTCCTCGGCGATGATCCGCTCCTCAAGAACCCGCGCCTCACCGGCGCTTGGTTCGAGACCGAAGGCCGCGGAGATGGCGTCGATGTCTTTCCGCTTGGGTTGGTCCGGGAGTTGAAGCTGACAGAACCGGCGCCGGTGGGTTTGTTTCAAGAGCTCGTGCGCTGGACCGGCCTCCTCAAGAGCGCGCCGGAAAACGTTGGTCGCGCAAATCACCAACCCGCATTGGGCGGTGTCGAAGAGTTCGCGGATAAACTCAAGGGTGAGGATCCCGCCGCGGGTCACTGTCGGGCTGATCGCTCGGTGGGCCTCGTCCACGATCAAAACCATTTTGTCGTCGAAGGCCTCAATGATCCGGCGTTTCAAGTCGCGGTCGCTAAGGGACGGCGAGAGTCGGAGACGGCATCCCAAGGCGATCAGGAAACTCCCAAGCGATCCGCCGGTGGGAACCTCAACACGGATCGTGGACCCGTGATTGAAAGCCTTCTCATACTCCTTCAAGGCGGCCGTTTTCCCGATCTGGGAAATCCCATAAATGAGTCCGACCCGCTGAAACTTACGGGCCCCATGGCAAACGTTCCAGATCTGTTTGGACATCGACGTCTCAATGAACGGGATCCCCTTCCCCGCCTGTCGATCGGTCCAGAGCTTCCGGTAGGATTCGATCGAGGCCACGATCGGTTCGAGCGTGGAATACTTCCCGCTGAAAAGCTGGGAAACCGCGGCGCCGCTGTATCCGATGAGCTTGGCGGTCGCCTCCTGAGAAAGGGACTGTTCCCAGGCGTGGTTGTGAAGCCATCGGATCGCGCTCCTTTGATCCTCTGGAAGGTCCGCCGTCGCTTTATTGACCATGTCTCCGGCGGCGTGAGTGATTGTCTTGGGGCTGAATCCTTGCGGGACCAGACTTTCTTGGGGTTCTTCGTTCATCGGTTTTCAGGTGTTGTTTGTTGTGTGACTCATTCCCGAGGCGTCGAGATGTCGGAGAGGAAGTCCTCGCCGGAGATGTCGTCGCCCGTTGCGGGGGATTCGATCGGAGCCTCCGGAGAGGAAAGAATGTCGGCGACCGCCTCGGCGCCGTGGGCCTCGACTTGTTCAGCGAGGTCTCGGGCGCGGGCCCGGTCCTCCGGAGTCGTGGGAAGTCCGGCGGCCACGTCTTCGTTGTGCTTGAGCATTCGGGCGTGCTCGGCGGCGAACCCGGAGTGTCGCGCGTCCTGATCTCGATGCGCCGCGTTCTCGTGTTTCCGCTGGCGGCCCATCATGGCCCCGACGGCGTCGAGATTGTTCCGAGAAGGGCGGTCCCAGAATTGGCAGATCGCGGAAATCTTCATCGCGGAATCGCAGGCGACGAGATGGGTCGGCGCGATGGGATTGAGGAAGGCCAAAAACTTGGAACCCTCCGCCAACCGATGGCCGGATCCCCGGCGGGCGTCCAGGGCTTGAAAATGGATCGGATCGGGACCGAACTCCTCGGAATCAATCGTGATCATCCCGCGGCGAACCGTTACCTCTCGCCCGAGTTCTTCGGCCCGGTGACTGAGGAGGACCGGCAGTTGGTCGTGTCGAATCCGGGTCAACTCGTGACGGGACCGATCGAACACTTGCCGGGGGGACATCTTCCGGAGTTGCCGAAACCGGCTCGGCTCCGAAGAGACAAGGGTAGTGATCGCCGCGCGCTGGACTTCGGTGTATGCCGCGAACTCGTCCTCGGAAATCCACTGCTGGTTGTCGGCGATTCTCCAAAACGTTTGGACGAAACCGCAACGCTCCCAGCCTTCCATCTCATGGTCGGTCCGGGTGGAGATCTGATCCAACAAGCGGAGGGCCGCCTCGTTGAATTGATCCCACGACAAAACGGGGAAACGAAGATCCGGCGCGCGGTCCGGGGAAAGGGTCGGGACGAGGGCGAGGATCTGCTTGTTGTACCGTTCGAGGCCGACGAGTTGTTCCGGGGAACGGTCGCGGCTTAACCCAACCTGTCCGGGAAGCTGCTGGAAGTAATTGTGGAGAAGACCAAAAAGGGATTCTCGGTGAGACTTGAAACGGAAATTGCCCCGACCGGTCCCCTCAAACATTCCGGCCATCTGTTCAACGCCCATGATCCCGGACACGGCGCGCCGCACGCGGCCCCCTGTCACTTGTTCGAGAGTCGAGAGGAACGAGCGATCGCGGACAGTGGCGGTCCCGTGTTCCCAGATGAGCTGGGTTCCCAAGTGGTCGGATCGGTAGCCGCAATTCATCATCGTATGAATCACGAACCAGAGGAAGTCCCGCTCGGTTAAGGTCTTCTTCTTGCTCGCCTCCTCATCCCAGAGGGTCGGCTTCCAAAACATCCCAACGTCACAAGCGGAGAGGACGTCGAGCGCAAAAAAACCGCGGGGCCGCATCGCTTGAGGTTGGCCCGGAAAGTTGACGCGGAGATCGAACTCGACGTCGTCGAATTGAAGGTACTCCCCAACGGAGACACCGAAGCGAGTCGTGAGAACCGCGGGCCGGAAATGAGAGGCGGCCCGCTGGCCCTGCCGGGCGCGCGTGAGGTCGGCGCGGTCGGGACTCATCCGCATGATGTTATCGCGGCCCCATCCGACAGGGTGAAGGCCGTGAGCGGCGGGCGGCGGGCAGATCGAGTAACCGGGGATGGCCGCTTTTGATTCTCCGGCGTTCCAACGGGCCCATCGGGAAAGGAGCGATCGGTAGGCTTGGCCGCCGTTGCGTTGGCATCGCTCGATCTCCGCCTTTACGAATTCGCGGAACGCGGGATTGGATGCGGCGGGGAGATCCTCGACGTGTCCCGCGGATCGGTAGTGGGCGGGCCCCGCCTTCGCGCAATTGAGAAGCGCGCGCCAAGTTCCCGCGACTGAGAATTCCGACCACTGAGACCGAAGCCGGGCCGGAGACCAACCGCGGATTCCACCCATGGATTGAGAGACGCGGATCGCTCCGTCCCGAACCGACCGCGCCGCGGAGATCGTCCGCATCGCTTCCAGGCGCGCCAAGACGTCCCGCTGAACCTCGGCGGCGAGGGCGTGAAAATCCGAGCGATCGGACTCGGGGATCTCGAAACAAAGGACCCGAGCGGGGGCTGTGGAATTGTCGGTGGAAAGGACCATAAGATTCAGCGGGCGGATGTTTCCCGCTTGTGGGAGCGAACAACCTCCTTGAGGACGTCACCCAATCGGAGCCGGACTTCCTCGATTCTGGAAGCGAACGCGGGGTCGTGGTGAATCGCGTGGTTCAGGGTGTCCCCGTTCAATGCCAGATCGATTTCCCCGACCATGAGCGACCAGTGTTTGAACGCCGCCGCGTTCTTGGCGTTGACGCTCTCAACCGGGGAGAGGGACTTCGGCTTCACGGTTGGCCGCTTCTTGAGCGCGGAGTGTGTGGTGTTTTGCGCGGCGTTCCGGATCTTAGCGACCACGCTCTGCTCGGGCTCCGTGAGGTCCTCGAACCGCAGCTGGAGAACCTCATGGAGCGGTCGCTCCATCGCCCGAAGCTTTCGCCCTGACAGCCCGGCATCGTTCAACAAGCCCGCGCAAATCTTCCGCCAATTGAAAACCGCAGAGCGGGAAACCTCCGGGCAGTATTCGGCGAGCCAAGCGTTGAATTGACCGTGCGGAAGTTCGGCTTTGATGTGGTCGATGAAGGCGCCAAGGGTCGCGATGAGAACCAAGCTCTCGTGGGCCCCCGCAATCAAGGCGTTGAGCTTTTCGGCGACCGCTTTGTTGTTCCCCTTCGGGAGCGATGGGACGATAGAGGCGGAGGATTTAACGAGGGAGAGAGACATGATTCAAAAAGGGGTTAACGGATGAGACGACGCTCAAGGAAAGCGCGGAGGCTTGAGCGGGTGAGCCACCAGGAGTGGCCGACTTGCTCGCCGAAGATTTCCTCGTCACGGCGGAGACGTGAGAGGGTGATGCCGCTGAGGCGCCACCGAGATTCGAGGCTGGCCGCTCGGACCGTGTCCATGAGCGGGCTTCCGATCACGGACTCGATGACCTCGTTCGGCGTTGCCTTGCGGGCCGCTTCGGAATCGCGAAGCGATCGGATCCACACCCGGATCTCTTTTCTCCGGAGCGATGAATAGGAGAGGTCGAAGGCCCATTGCTCGACCGCCCATTCGTTGACGTGATCAATGTGCCAACCCATCTCCGCGCCGACAGTGTCCAGGCTCACGAGGCTAACTTCGTGAGTCAGGGGAAGCCGGAAGGATTGCTGGAGGGCGGAGGACATTGGGAAAGTGAAAGAGTGATCCGAAGGCGGGTCAGTCTGCGTTCCGAGCGAACGGAAACGATCTTGAGTGCTGCGTCGGGGTGGACTTGCTGGAGTCGCTCGACAACCAGAGTCCGAACGAATGAGCCGAAGCTTTGGTCGGCCGCGGACGCAAGGCGTCCGATGACTTCGCGTTCCTCATTCAGCCAATTGATCGGAACGTTTGCGGTCCCGCTTCCTAGTCGGTTCGTCGGCATGGGGTTTTGTTTTCAGGTCGCGCTCCAAGAGGCGGGAGACGTGTTTTGAAAAACTGCGACCGTCCTCCTTCGCAGCAGTCTTCCCTTTCGCCAAAACCTCGTCCGGAACGTGGATTGTTGTGATCGCCATCGTCTTATTAAGTTCTAATAAGTCTTGATAAGAGTCAACCGAAACTTGCGGATCCGTTTTTGGGGGCGATAGAAAGGGCCTGTGGCCAAGCCGCGGTACACAAACACAAGCCTCAGTTTCACCGACGACGATCTCCTCGCTCGTGGGAAGGCAAGGGCTTTGAGTATGGGGATCAGTTTCTCGAAGTACGTCTCGCTCCTGATCGAGAAAGATTTCCAGGAGCGGAAGGAAGTGGGGTCGCTTGCGGACTTGGTGCGACCGATCCGAAGCGCCGGGGCCGCGCAAATCCCTAGTTCGGAATCGTTGCTCGGGAGTTCCCCGGTCAATTCCGAGGGGAAGCGGGAAGCGCTGGCGAAGCTTGGTGTTCTTGCCGCAGGCATTCAGCCGCGCGCAAAAGGAGAATCTTCGCCTCAAGTTGAGTCGCCCAGCGTGAGTAAAGCCGAGCGACCGCATCCAATTCACAAAGAGAAAGGGATCGGGTCGATCGCTCAAGCGCCGGCTCCAAAACAATCAGCGATGAGCAAACCAAAACCTTCCCCTCCTTAGACATCCACAAGTGTCGTCAGAAAATGGGAAGAAAGTCGATAGCGAAGCCGGGCAAATGTCCACCTAGGTGGACATTTGAAAAGGGAGGTCAAAATGAATCTAAATTGTGCGAACTGTCGGGTCGGGCTTGAGGTCGAGGAGTCGGCGGCCGCGGAGCCTTTCAACTGTCCGTCCTGTGGGGAATTCAACGACGCCCCGATGTCGGCGCGCGCGCCGTCCGGGGTGAGACTCTCGAACGGATCCGGAATGAGGGGTGGCGCGCCGGCGGGCCCATCTCGTCGGGGGAGCGGAGGAAACGTCGGCGCCGCGATCGCGTCGTTCGTCATTCCGGGGCTTGGTCAATTGAGCCAAGGAAGGTTGACGCCGGCGCTATTCCTTTTCCTCTTGGCGCTGTGCTTCGGAATCGTTGGGGGAATGTTTCTTAGTTTCCCGATGATCATCATCCCCTCCGGGGTCGTGGCACTCGGCGCCGCGGCGGAGGCGGCGGTGTGGGACGGTATCGGGTAGGCCAAGGGGCGGCTCAACCAGGAGGCGAAGGTTTTCCGTCCCGCAATTATTGTATGGACAACAACGCGCCCGCGTGGGATTGTCTCCCCGTCGATCGAATTACGAGCGACCCCCCCCGAGGGTTTCGGGAAGCGACAAAACGCAGCACCAATGAAAACGAAGTCCGTCAAACTCGTCCCGATCGCCCTCCTCCCCTACTTCAAGGAACCCTGTTATCGGCTTCCGCTTGAGCTAATCGACCAAGAGGCCGGCAACGTTCACAAATTCGCCAAGCAAAACGGGTACGCCTCGATTCGATCCATGATCGATTCGGTGGACGGTTGGCAGGATGAGCTCGCCTCGATCCTGGACATTGTCGCCCCCGACGCATTGAAGGCCACGAACGCTCTCCGCCATTCGGCCACCCGCTAACTCCCCCAAAAAAACACCCCATGACAACGATCTCCCATTACACCCCCGCCCAAGTCGAGCGCCTAATTGCCAAGCGTTCCATCGCTCAACGCCGCGAGGCGCGCGCCGTCGCCCGGTTGCTAGTCTTCAAGGCGGACGTTTACGGGCCGGCGGGCCGGATCTTCTCGTTCCAAGGGAAATGGAAAGCCAAAGGCGATTCGCTCTCATTCACCCAAAAAGGCGTCGAAACGATTTACCGGATCTCCGAACTCTCAGACGGCCACGGTCGCGGAATCACCAGCGACTCTTCCTATTGATCCGACCGCCAACCCCAACAACGAACCCCTGAAAAAAATGACCCCAACAACCTCCCCCTCACCCTCCGCTCCTAAGCCCTACAAGATCCGACGGAACGACGCCGGCGAACGGTTCGTCCTGATCGGTTCGGAGCTCATCCCGGCGGACATTGCCGGCCTCTGCGCTGGGAAGGACTTCTGGATCTCTCAAATCAAATGCAAATGCCGCCGTTGCGGCGAACTCTTCCCGCTCCGGGAATTGGCCGGCGGCGGGCAATGGTGCGAACCCTGTCAGACCGCCGACATGGAAGAGTGACCAGCGATCCCGCGGGCGGCCCCCGTGGCCGCCCGCGTGGTCGCCGATCATCAAACCAAACCCAAGAATGAAAAACCCCCGCAAGAAAAAGGCGCCGCTCCTCGAAGTGGTTGAGCAAGCGTGGGACGTCGCCGGAGTGTCCACGCCCTTTCCCGTTCCGGAAATCGGGAGCAAGATCACCCTTCATTTGACGAGGCCGGCGCCGAACCCACCAGGGCGTCCACCGTCGAAGGATCCGGCAGACCACGACATCAACCTGAGAGTCACCCGCGACCGGAAAAACCGGTACGTCAAGACCGCGCAGAAAAACGGGCAATCGCTTTCCGCGTGGATCCAGGAAGTGTGCGACGCGGCCTCACAATAGACCAAGCCCATGGAACGGGAACCGATTGGACTACGCGACCGGGACGGGCGTGAGATCTGCGAGGGCGACATTGTGGAGTTCACCGTCGAGTATGGCTTCGGACGAAACCCAGCTCCGAGTTACGACACGGAAAGCGGAACCCGAATGGTTGATACCGTAAAACTGGTGGAGGGTGTTCCTTGCTTTTGGGACGAGGACTTGAACACTGGATCGCTCGCAAACCGACACGCGAAGCACTGCCGGGTGATCGGGAACATCCACGACGCTGCGAAATTTAACGGGACCGAAGAGGCCCCAAGAACTGAGACATGAAGACAGCGAAGAACAAGACAGCGCGCAAGCTCTGGAAGCTTGCCCCGGTCCCACAAAGGCCCGCCGGGCGCGATCCTTGGGCGAGCCCATGGGAACGGGTTCACGGCATGGTTGTTTGCGCGATCACTGAAGGGGGCGCCCGATCTATCGCCCAACAGAACGAGGGCTACGAATACGGCGCCGGATTGAACACCCCGAAGGCCTCGTGCTCCGAGACTATCAGGGCGGCGGATAGTTGACGCCTCGACCGATTCCTGATCTCTTTTCCCCGGCCCTGAAGCAGCCCTGCTTCGGGGCTTTTTGTTTTCCCGAACCCGATCCCCTCGGGCGCGGAAAACGTCCCGGCTCCGAGGACCCGGAATTCAAACCGCGGTTGGGTTTCACTGGCGGAGCGTTACGGGAACTTCAACACCCGATAAACCCGCCCTGAACATCCAATGAAAATCCCCCGCCTCCTCGCCGTCGCCATCAGCCTTTGCGCCTTTGTCCTCGCGGCCGCCTTTGCCGGTCCCGTCCTGGCCGCGGTTCCTCTCCTCGGGGCGGTGTCCCCTTTGGACTCCGGCGGCCCGGTCGCAATCGCTTTGCCCCCGGTATCGAATCCGTGGTTGGCCCTGATCCCGTTTGCGATCCCCTTGATCGTCTCCGCCTTGAAATCCGCGGTCCCGAGAATTGGGAAACACTGGCTCCCCGTAATTGCGGCGAGCCTTGGGTTAGCTCTCGCCCTCCTCGACAACTACACCGGGTGCCTTGGCGGAAATCCGCAGGCGGTCGCGTTCCTCGGTCTCGCGGGAACTGGCGTCCGAGAGGTTGTTGACCAGATGAAGCAGCGACTCGCCGCCGAAGGGGATCAATCGACAACCCCGGCGAACAAGGTCTGACCCCGTTTCCCAATCCCCAACCGTACCAAGCTATGCCCCTCAAAAACCTTCTCGCGATTCTCGCCGCCCTGTTTGCGCTGGTCGCTCTTGCCTCGGGATGCGCCTCCCGAGTCAACAACGGGAACATCACGAGCGTCACCAGTTCGTGCATCGGTCTCGACCTCTCCCAGGATCCGACCGCACCGGCCCCCCATATCCGGATCGGGTTCATCAGGACCCAGTTTCATGTCGTGCCCACGGGTAGCAACGTGTTCGCGCCGGCGGTGATCTCGTCGATCGCCTTGGACTCCTCGTGGAACGCGAACGCGATCGAGGAAGATTTCGCCACGGGCGGAGCGACTCGCGACCTCGCGGGAGGAAACAGCCCGGCGAAAATCTCCGCGGCTCATCGCCTTCACGGCCCGAAGGGAACGAACGCCGCGACGACTCTTTCGACGACGAACACGATCCCCGACGGCATCACCCCGACGAAGTAGGAACGAGCGGTCCCGATTCCCTTAACGCCAACGCATGAACGCATCCCCTCAATCGAGCGGCCGCCTTCAATTGGAGAGTTACACCGACGGGAGGGTGTCTCTGATTCATGGCGAAGCGATCGAAACGCTCCGCGGGATGCCGTCCAATTCGGTGGATATGGTGATGACGGACCCGCCGTATTCGAGCGGCGGAATGATGAGGGGCGACCGGGCGAACGCGACATGCCGGGTCAAATACCAACAAACCGGAAGCGGCGCGCATTACTCCGAGTTCAGTGGAGACAACCGGGACCAGCGATCCTTTGTTGTGTGGTCCTCCATTTGGATGGGGGAGGCCCGCCGAGTGATGAAGCCGGGTGGGCTCATCGCGTGCTTTACCGATTGGCGCCAATTGCCGGCGACAACGGATTCGATGCAGGTTGCGGGCCTCGTTTGGCGCGGGCTCATCCCATGGGTCAAAACCGGATTCCGGCCATGCAAAGGACGGTGGGGAAACCAAGCCGAGTACCTCGTGTGGGGAACGAACGGTCCGCGGAAACTCGACGGCCCGTGCTTTCCGGGGGCGTACAAGTTCGCGACGCCTCGGGATCGCATCCACATGACCCAAAAACCGCTCGACCTCATGACCGAGCTTTGCCGGGTCGCCCATGGCCCGGAAGCGGTGATCCTGGATCCGTTCATGGGGAGCGGGACAACGATCGAGGCGGCGATGGCACTCGGGAAGCGCGCAACCGGGATCGAGTCGGATCCGGAAATCTTCAAGACAGCGGTCGGGCGGATCTCGCCTTTGTCGAGTCGTTGAGAACGTACCTTTTCACACTCGCCATGTTCTTCGCTGAATCCATGCCAACCGCGCCGACGAGTTCCATCGGGATGGCCGTCGTCGTTGGGTCGTTGCTCCTCTCCGCATTGAGCGCGGTTTTGACGATGTTCCTCACGAGGCGCGAACACGTCGCCCACAAGGAAGAGGTGGACCGCCGGCTTGGGATAATCGAAACGCAGTTCAAAACACTCCAGGAAGAGAACGCCGTCATCCGGGAGGAAATCCACAAAGCCGAGCGCCGGCTGGCGGACGCCGGAGAACACCGGGCCGAAGCGATCCACACGCGGTTCAATACCGTTCTCGAAAGGCTTTCAGAAGTTCGAGGAGAGATGAACGCGGCCAACCGAAAGACCTAATCCCATGGCACGCTCCCAAAAGTCCCAGGCCCGCCAATTCGCTCTGCTCGCTTTGCACGCGGCGGAGGGGACGCCCCTAACCGATCGCGCGCTCCGTGATCACGTCCTGCGGGGATTGTCCAATTCGATCAGCGACTTGGACGTGGGAGACGTTATCCGGGACCTCGAACTCGACGGGCTCATCGTCGGGACACTTAGCGAACTACGGGACGACAAGGTCTGGATTCTGTCCGATCTCGGAACGATCCGCGCGAAGCAACTCCGGTGAGCTATGTCTTCCAAAACACGATCCGACGCCTCGCCGCTCAACCAGTTCCAGGAGCGCTTGGACGACTGGCTGTATATCGAGAACGCCTCTTTCCAAGAGGTCTCGCAACGATTGGCGCGCGATCACTCCTTTATGTGTTCGCCGTCGTCTGTTTGGCGTTGGAAGCAACGCCGCGACGAGGAGCGACTTCTGGAACAGATCACGAACAAGGCCCGGCAATCTCGGGAAGTGGTCGCGCGGTTCGCGGAGGAGAACCCCGAGCTCGACGCCTCCTTCACCAATCTATTGCGCCAAGTGGCGATGGACCTCGTGAGTTCACCGAACCCCGACCCGCAAGCGATCTGCCTCGTCGCCGGGAAAGCGCTGAAGCTCCGGGATCAGGATCTCCAGAGGCAGAAGCTCGAACTCTCCGCGGACAAGTTCCGGGCCTCGTTGAGGACCAAACTCGAAGAGGGCCTGGACGAGTTGGCGAAGAGCATCGGATCCAATCCAGAGGCCCGCGCCCTGTACGATTCTTTCCGGGCTGTCGTGACGAAGGCGACAGCATGAAGGCAAAACCGTTTTTTCCCGCCGCAGACGGGAACAAAGAAACCCCGACAACCCGTGCCAGTGTCGGCAAAGCGAGCGGCCAAACGACCGTCAGGAATGGCGTCCCCTCCGCCATCTCTCGCGACAACCACGGGCGAGGGGCCCTTTCCGCACTGGACCAACGCATCGCCGGAAACAAGCGGACCGCCAACTCCCCGAACGTCCGAACGTTTGCCGAGTTCGTCCGCGATCATGCGAAGGTTCTCAAACGTGACGGCAGCGCCGGCCCGTTCTCAACGAAGGGGCGGAAGCCTCTCGAAGTGGTGATCGACTGGTTCGACAAGGTTCTCCGGAACACGATCGACGCCGAAGAGGTGTGGGTCGACGGCGTTAAGTTCGCCGCCGGACAACTCAAGGGTTCCTCGATCGCGGTCGGCGGCGGGGCGCAGTGGGGAAAGACGATTCTCGAACTTAACGCGATGGCGTACCTTTCCGCCATCCGGTTTTGTTCGGTCGGTTGCTATCTTCCCGACAAGCCGAAGGTCGAAGAGATCGTCGGCCAAAAGTTCCGCCCGAACGTTTTGGATCTGTACCCATGGATGGCGGACATGATCCAGATGGGAAAGACGGAGAACGCCTCCGGGAAAACGATCGACCGGAAAGAGTCCTACACCGTCACCGATGGGACCAAAAAAGCGTTCGGCAATTTCTGCGGAATGCATAAGCCGCCGACCTCGATCACGATCGACGTTGCGATCCTGGACGAGGTGGACGACATCCCGACGAGGAACATCGGGTATGTATCGGGTCGTATGACCAACTCGCCCGTGGCGCTCACGGCGTTCATTGGAACGCAAAGAGTCTCCGGCGCCGGGCAGAATTCGCGGGTCAAAGCGTCGAGCTATCACACCGGCCAATATACGTGCGCCGGTTGTGGGCTCCGGCAGAACCTCGAAGAGTCGTGGCCGCGATGCGTTCGCCTCGCGATCGACCGGACCCCGAAGCGTTCGGACCCGGTGATCACGGCCGAGGGCGGATTCAATCGGACGGGGATTTATTACGCGGCGTGCATCTCTTGTGGGACAGCGATCGACCGGGACGCGGTCGAGTTCATGGCGCAAAACCCCGAGCGGGTGAAGGAGGCCAAGTTCGGGATTCGGGTTTCCCAGCTTACGATCTCCGCCATCTCAATGGAGGAAATCACCGGGGACTGGTACTCGGCGTTCTCCGATCCGACGGGCGAAGCAATGGTCGCGTTTTACTGCGACCGCCTCGCGATCCCGAACGCGGGCGCGGCCCAGCCCATCGTCCAATCCGTCCTCGATCGTTCGCGCGCCCTCGGAATGTCCGAGAGTCAGGAAGCCGCGCAGCCCTACTCAATGTCCATGAACGGCGGACAGGGTCGGTTCGCGGGTTGCGACATGGGGCCCCGTTGCTGGTTGTGGGTCGATGAGGTTCGCGGGCCGTCGGTCTCCGGGCTTGTGTGGTCAGAGCTCATCGCCTCCGGATCGATGGCGTCGCGCCTCCCCGTCCTGATCGACCAACTCGGGATCGAGACCGTGTTCCTGGACGCCGGCGGCGAACCGGATCTAACGAAGCGCCTCGTCTTGGCGCTAAACGGGCTCGAAGATTACACCCCTCCGTCGATGCCGCGGAGCGATGTTGAGAAGTCGCACCTTTCGAGCATCGGGTGCGGGATCACTTGGGACGGGGCCAAGGGTCGGTGGCAAGGGATCAAGGCCGCCGCTGTCCTCTTCGTTTCGGGCGAGGCAAAGGGAGTCCAACAAACGATCGGTTGGACCCAAGACGGGAAGCTTTACCCGCTCATCAAATGCAACCGGGGCGAGTCGATCCAGGCGGCGGTGAACGACTTCCTCACCCCGGCGGAAGGAGTCCTGGAATCCGTCGGGCCAGAGGGCGCGAAGACAATCCGCGGACTTCCTCGGGCCCGGCTTCCGCAGACGGCCATCGGTCCCGGCGTTTCGATGGCGACCCTAGACACCCATCTGCTGAACCTCCGGAAAGAGCGCGACACGAAGACCGGCGCGGAGGATTGGGTGGACGGAGTCGAGAACCACTTAGGGCTGGCCCGAAGCTATGCCCGCCTTGCGAGCCTCATTGTCCAGGTGAGCGGCCGCGCTCAACCCTTCGCCTATGAACCGGTGAACACCCGAGAGAACCGGAGAATGAGGGTGATCTCGTGACGCACTTTTTAACGCTTCCCCGTCCGGGAACCTCCCCCTCGCCAATGGGCCCTCGCTTCAGGGGTCCAGGGGGGGCCCGGCCGGACTCCTCCCAGACCGCCCCGCGGACGCCCGCAAATGCCCCAGGACGCCGCGCGAGCTGTCCTCACCCTCCCGAACTGCCCGGAGGGCTCATATCGACGGCTGAAGGGCCGCTAAAGGGGTCCCACTTGCCCGAACCAACTCCACTTTCGGCCCCGCCCCGCCATGTCTGATCCGAACCCATCTATCACAGCGACCGCCTCGGTCCTTGATCCCGGCGGGAATCCCGCCCCCGAGCAGACGATAAAGGGCGAGGCGGAAACGATTCGCCGGATGATCCTTCAAAAGATCCCGGCGACCTCGCTTGTTCCGGCGAACATCCTCGAACAACTCAACGCCTTCGAGCGGGGGTGGTTCACGATCGCCAAGCTTTGGGATGCTATTCGGACCCGAAACCACGTCGTCTCGAACGTTGCCGGCAAACGCGAGAAGAGGCTCGGGCGGATGCGATGGGACATCCTCATCGATGCGGACGCTTCCATGGGTCGAGAAGCGGAGGCGGAGAAGCACAAGAAAGCCCTTCAGGATTTCTACCGCGGCGTGATCGCGACGGAACTCCTCGAAGCGGACGTCCGCGGAGGGCTTGGCACACTCCTCCGGCAGATGTCGCGGGCAATCGGAAATCGATATGCCGTCCACGAGATCACGTGGAAGCCGGCCCAAGGATCAAGGCCCTTCACCGCCGAGTTCCGATTCTGGCCGCTTTGGAGCTTCGAGGCGCGGATCGGTAAACTCCGATGGCTTCCCCAGCCGGGCTTGGGCATCGGGTACGACATGCCGGAAAACGAATGGTTGGTGAGCGTGAGCGACGGGATCATGCGGGCGACGGTTGGGATCATCGCAATTCAGCAGATGAGCCTCAACGATTGGGCAAACTACACGGAGAAGTTCGGCTTGCCGTTTGTCCTCGGGAAATCCCCCGCAACGAAAGGGACGACGCAGTGGGACGACATGAAGGCAATGGTCGCCGCTCTCGTGGGTGACGGCGCCGGGGTGATCAATCTGGACGCCGCCGTGGAGCTCATTATAGCCGGAGGGGCGGGAACCCTTCCCCATCCGGCGCTCGTCGAATACTGCGACCGGTGGATCACAGCGCTCTGGCTTGGTGCGGATCTCGCGACAATGTCGGCGGGCTCCGGGCAGGGGCAAGGGGCGAGCCTTCAACAGGGGGAGATCGAGGCGCTCGAACAGGACGACGCCCGCGAACTCTCCGAGATTCTGAACAAGCGGATCGACCCTCAAGTGGTCGCCTACCTTTTCGGGGAAGGGGTCGAACCATTGGCGAAGATCCAGATCATCCCGCCAATCACGGTGGACACGGCCCAAGAGATCAAGGTCGACCAGTTCCTCCTGGATTCGGGCCAACCCCTGGACAAGGCGGAGACGTTCGAGCGTTACAACCGAAGCACCCCGGCTCCGGGTTCGGACGTGATCACGCGAACCGCGGCGCCGGCTCCGAAGGGCGATCCGATCCCCGACGGGAAAGATCCAGAAGGCAATCCTGATCCGGCGATTGACAAGAAACCCGAGGCCACGGGAGCGAACGAGGCTCCGGGCGCCGCGTTCGTCGAGGCAACGACCGATAAGGTCGCCGAAGCGTTGGGTGACTTCTTTGCCCCATTGCGGGGGGAGATCAAGCGGATCGGAAGCCTCCCGGACGTTGAGATGTTGCCGGAGCTCGATCGAATCAATGTGGGCCTTGCCGACTATCTCAAGCGGCGAGGCATTGACGAGAGGGCGGTCGAGATCCTCGGAACCGCACTAGGCCAACAAGTCCTTCTCGGTTTGAGGGGAAACTAAAACGACGATGAAGAACCTTTCAATTCAGCTTGAGGCAAGCGTGGCGAACGAGTCGGCGGTCGGCGCCGACGGCTCCGCGCTTTTTGCCCCGCTCGGCGACGCGCCAAACGTTTTCGCGCTCAAGAACCCCGACGCATTCCGGGCCGCTTTCCCGACCGCCAACTATTACGAGGAAGACGGCGTGGTGAAGGTGGACGCAATCCAGCGGATCACGCCGGAGAACGCGAAAGCAGTTTCGGACCGCTTCGCCTCTCCGTCTGGAATGGTTCGTCGCTGGTTTCGCGGCGCACCCGTCTTTTACCGTCACCCCGACCACCCAGGCTCGACAGAAACGGACAAGCGAGAGCTTGGCCGCGTGGTTGGATTGGAGGCGCGGCCGGAAGGACTTTATGGCGTGCCGGTGTTTAACGATCTCGGCGCGGATGCCGTCAACGGTCGCGAGAAGCTTTTCTTCTCCCCTCGTTTCGATGTTGCCCCGACGGGAGTCGAGAACGGGAAGCTCATTTTCGAGCCGACCGGTTTTGTCAGCGTTGGACTCACCCCTGAACCCAATCTCGCCGCGGACGCGGTGAACGAAGCCGCATCGAATGCGGCAACCAATAGAACCCCCCCCATGAATAAAATCCTCTTGGTCGGCACTCTCGCCGGCCTCGGAATCAATCTGGCGGCGGATGCGTCCGACGACGCGATCGCCTCCTCCATCACCGCCCTTGCCGGGCGACTCAACACCGGCGCCTCGGCGGCCAACGAACGCGACACGGCGAAGGCCGAGGTCGCAAGCCTGCAGGCGGAACTCGCCGCGCTCAAGGCAACCGCCGCCAACGAGGCAAAGGGAATCCGCGAGGCCGCGATCAATGCGGCCATCCAGGACGGCCGCATCACCGAAGCGCAGCGTGCTACGTGGGACGGCATTCTCACCGCGAGCGCTTCCAACGGGCTGGCGATTCTCAACGGGCTTTCAAAGACCGTGAAGACGTCCGGCAACGGAAAGAACGTCGCTGATGCAAACGCCGCCGCCGAAGCCGCGGAAGCGAGCGCCAAGAACGAAGGATCCGGAACCGCCACGGGCTTTGATCGGGCCCTGGCGCATCAGAAAGCGCAACGCGCCGCCGCCGCGGCCGCCTAATCGAACGTCGAACAACTCAAGCAACTAGCCCAAAAACACTATGCCAGTACTCACGCTTCTTGATCTCGCGAAGATCAACGGAACAGCCACCGACATTGGCCTGATCGAGGAAAACCTAACCGCTGCGCCGGAAGCTCAAATCATTCCCGCGCGCACGATCAAGGGCACTTCCTTCCGGTCGCTTGTGCGATCGACTTTCCCGACCGTCGGATTCCGCAACGCCAACGAAGGTCGCACTCCTCAGAAGTCGGTTTACGCAAACCGAATCCACGAGACGTACTACCTCGACTCCCAGATGGAGATCGACAACGCGATCGTCAACGCATCGGAACAGGGCCCCGACTATGTGATGACCGCCGAGGCATCCGGACACATGAAGGGCACCCTCTTGGCCCTCGGATCCCAGATGTGGTACGGGCGCGCAAACGACCCGAAGGGCTTCCCCGGCGGAATCGATTTCGCCGATGCGGCCCACACAATCGACGCGACCGGATCGACCGCGAACGCCGCGTCCTCGTGTTACCTCGCCGTGGTTGACCCGCGGTTCTTCAACTTCATCTACGGAAACAACATGACCTTAAGCGTCGCCGAGTGGCGAAAGCAGACGGTCACGAATGGAACGACCAAACAAACGGTCTGGAACAACTCAATCGAAGGTTGGGTCGGGATCGAGTTCCTCAATATCCATGCGTTGGTCGTCATCAAGAATCTAACGATTCAGACCGGCAAAGGATTGACCGACCTCCTCCTCGCTCAAGCGATGGCGAAGTTCCCGGTCGGGATCCGTCCGACCCACATCTTTTGCAACCGCGTTCAGCGACAGCTGCTCCAGGCGTCGCGAACGGTGTCGATCTTCGGCCAAGGCGCGGGCCTTCCCGGCGCCGGGCAGGGGATCATCGCCCCGACCCCGTCTTCTTACGAGGGCGTGCCGATCATCGCGACCGATTCGCTCCTCCAGACTGAGGCGATCCGCTAATCAATCGGAAACGGTCAACCTCGAACCTTCAAATCAATAGATTATGCCAAACGTACTAGGGCGTGGAATTCTCGACGCCAACCTCACGGCCGTCACCGCGTTTCCCGCGGCGGGCGCAACCGCAAACTCCGCCTCGCTCGACCTCGGGCCAAAGTATCTCCAGAGCGAGCGCCTCGAATTCGGCATTGTGTGGCCTTTGGTCACCCCGCTTGCCGACACGAAGAACCTCATCTTCAACGTGCAAACCTCGCCGGACAACTCCACATGGACCAACGCCGGTATCACCAAAACGATCACCGGCGCCGGCGGCATTGGAACCCCGGCGGGTGAGTATCTCTTCCGCCTCGCGAGTACCGCGCCTCAGTACGTGCGAGTCAGTGTGGCGGAGGATGCGGCCGGCGGTGTCGTGACCGGCCTGAACTTCACGCTCAACGCTTACTTCTGATCGCTCGCCCGATCTGAACCCCAAACAGGGGCGGGCCGCGAAAGGGCCCGCCCCTACTTAAAAAAATGCCAAACTGGATTCCCATCACGACGGCCGACGTCTATTCCGCGCTGCAGGCGCCGGAGCTCGACTCACTCCGGACCGCGGCGCTCGCCGTCACTCAAGGGGATCCCGTCCTGGACGCAATCGCGGTCGTCGTTCCTCGGGTTCGCGGATTCATCGCGAGCCATCCGGGGAACAAGATCGACCAGGACGCGACGCTGATTCCGCCCGAGCTTTTCCAGGATGCCGTCTGGCTTGTGATCCAGGCGTTGAAGATCCGGCTCGGCGATGCCGTTCCCTTTTCTGATTCGCAGAAGACAATCCTCACCCGCGCCGAGGCGGACCTCCACCAAGTCGCCCTGGGGCAACTCCGGGTTTCGATCCCGCAGAACCCCGAGGTTACGCCGAGCATTCAATCCGGCGGAGGCGCGGAGATCGCATCGACGCGGACGCGCCTCTTCGGTGATCTCATTGGGCCAACGACTTCCCCAACGTTGAACACGTTGAACGGGGCAGGGATCACCGACGGCGTCTCGACCAACGGGCGCTACGTGGACCCCGCGTGGCTTGTGTCGTTCCCTTGGCAGTGGTTGAGCTCGAAGCCGACCACGGCGGCCGCGGCGGGAATCGCCGATGCGGTCGTGACTACGGGAACCTATTCCGATCCGGGATGGCTCACGCTTTCGATCGCCAAGATCACGGGACTAGCGACTTCGCTGGGGACGTTCCTCACGATCACGGCGGCGACATCAATCTACGCCGCCAAGGCGACGACGCTTGCCGGATACGGGATCACCGACGGGATCACGGCGGCAGCGGTGGCGTCCGGCTACGCCGCCAAGGCAACGACTCTGGCGGGCTACGGGATCACCGATGGAATCACGGCCGCAGCAGTAGCGTCTGGATACGCCGCCAAGGCGACGACGCTTGCGGGCTACGGGATCACCGACGGGATCACGGCGGCAGCGGTGGCGTCCGGCTACGCCGCCAAGGCGACGACGCTGGCGGGCTACGGGATCACCGATGGAATCACGGCCGCAGCGGTAGCGTCCGGATACGCCGCCAAGGCGACGACTCTTGCCGGATACGGGATCACCGACGGGATCACGGCGGCAGCGGTGGCGTCCGGCTACGCTGCCAAGGCAACGACTCTGGCGGGCTACGGGATCACCGACTCAATCACCAGCGCAACCGCGGCAGCAACCTACCTTGCGCTCGCTGGCGGAACGTTGACCGGGAATCTCCTGTTCACGGACAACCTGTACACAATTGGGGCCGCGGCCGGAAGTCGTCCAAAGGACGTCCACCAGACCGGCACTCATTCGTTTTGGAGCGGAACGAGCACGACGCTTCGAGGAACCATTCAGTCGAGCGGCGACGGGATCCTGATCTTGTCGAACAACGCGGGCACGGGGTTTTCTCGGCTGTGTTTCGGGGCAGCCAGTGCGGGACATCCGGCAATCAAGAGAGTCAGTGCTGCGAAAATGTCAGCCCGGCTCGGTGACGACACCGGGGATTCGGATTGGACCTGCGGAAGTCTCACAGCAGCGTTCGATTCGACGATAAGCGGGATCTTTGTTGGAACAAGGGGTGTGACGACGGCAGCGTGTGTCGTGGGAAGCTCGGCGGGGCTAAGTGCCGGGTCAACCGCATCGCAGCTCACCGCAATCGGTCAATCCTGCCTCTCCGGCGGCGTGACGGGAGCCAACAACACCGGGGTCGGGAATCAGGCGCTGGTGACGATCGTTGCCGGAACGGACAACTCGGCGGTGGGGCATCGCGCACTTTGGAACGGGAACTTCAGCCAATGCACTGCGCTTGGCAGCGTCGCAGGATCCAGTCTCACCGGAGGAACCGGAAACGTCACGTGCATCGGGTACAACGCCCAGCCGTCAACCGCGACGATCGCGAACGAGATCACGCTCGGGAATTCCTCGGTCGCCACGCTCCGCTGCCAAGTCACGACGATCACGTCGCTGTCGGACGAGCGGGACAAGCAAAAGCTCTGGAGACTCATCGGTGGACTTGCATTCGTGCGCGACATTGAGCCGTGGGTCTTTGACTGGAAATCCCGCGATGGATCCAAGGTTGGAATCCGGGACTCCGGATTCATGGCCCAACAACTCCAGAGGGTTCAACAGAAACACTTCCAAGTTCCGGGGCTCGTTTATGACGAGAACCCGGACCGGCTTGAGGCGGGATACGGGAAGCTCTTCCCGGTCTTCGTCTCCGCAATCCAGGAGCTCGACGAAAAGCTTGAGAAGCTGGCCCGAAAAGTAGCCCGCAACTAACACCCTATTCCATGGCCATCACCATTTCCGACGTGACCGAATCCGGGATCACGAAGAACACCAAAACGAGGCGGACAGCCGTCGGGGTGAACATCAATTACGATCCTGTCTCGGGGGAGTCCGCCGTCATTGCGTACGCCGATCTCACGATCGTCACCGAGACCGACGGCAATGGAAAAGTGACGAAGACAATCGCGAATCGAGTCGACGTCGAATCGAAAGCCGTGACGGGTGAGCAATTGCGCGCCCTGCCATCGTATCCCGCCGCCCGAGCCGATCTTTCCGGATTGGCAGACGGGATCGCGGCCGCCGAATGGCCTGAACTTCCCAAGATTCAACCCTGAAGACCATGCCCCCCAAACCAACCCCGCCGCCTGCGAAGCCTTCCGACGAGATCCAGCCTCGCCCAGCGACATTTAAGCTCATCCCGGAGAAAGACTATGTGCTCGTGCTGAAGGGGGACGAGTTGGTCCCGCTTCGGCAGGCGCTCGACGAAGCCGGGCGCGGCGCCGGGCAGGATAACGGCGGAGAAATCCCGTGGGCCATTCGGCGCAAGATCACCGCACAAATGGAACACGACGCGGAGATCGAGACTCACGCCGCCGGATTGATCGCGGGGCGCGAATCTCAACGAGCGGCCGCGAAGGTTGGCGAGATCAAAAAGGATGCCGTCGAGGCCGTCGCGAAAGTGACCGGATCCCGTCGCAAAAAGTAGCCCATGGCCACCGTCCTTTCATTCGTTCGGAAATCGAACGGTCAAGCGCTCACGCTCTCGACCGTCCTGTTCCGTCCCACGACGAACAGCCCGAAGATCAGGACGGGAGCCGTTGTCCCAACCGACGACGTCCTCGTGACGACGAACGGCGCCGGGTTTTTCAGCACGATGCTATTCGGCGGGACCTATCAAGTCTGGATCGGCAACTCGAAGAAACCGGACACGATCACCGTCCCCGACGACGACAGCGTGAACCTTTTGGAAAGCCTCATCGCCACGGCGCGAGTGGCGGTGCTCGGCGGGGTGACGTTCGTGAACTACCTCCTGCAGACGAACTACACCCTCGTCCTCGATGCGAGCGACGGGACTTTTCATGTTGTCCGATGCTCCGGGGATGTCTCATCGCCGGCATTCTCGGTGGACGACGCCGGCGTCGTGGCGGGCCCTTTGAATGCCCGATGGAATTCGACAAGTTGGGAGCTTTGGAACGACGACGCCCAGGCGTGGTTCGCTCCACAACTCACCGGAAGCTCGAGCTCTCCTTCGTTGTCATTCGGATCGTCCGGCGTCTCCGCTCCGGGCAACGCGCGGCTTCTGAACCGGAAGCTTCAACTCCTCAACGGAACCACGACGACTTGGCACACCATGTTCGTCAGCGGCGGAGCCGCCGCATTCTCCGGCCCCGACCTCTCTTAATCCCATGAAGCACCTACCGTTCCTCCTGTCGTTCCTCCTCTCCTTCGTTGGCATGGCGCAAAGCCCGCTGCCATCAACAAAGACGTTCAGCGTGATCACCGGGACAAACGGGATCTTGACCGGGGCTTCGACAAACTTCTTCGCCATCAACACCAACCTCCTGTTCCGCGCAACCGCCGGGCAGGTAAATGGCACGTCAAACAGCCTTGTGGCCGCGCTCATCGCCACGAATTCGGCGCGGATTGGCGACATAAACGCCACGTCGAACTACCTCAACGGAGCAATCTTGGGCGTCTCCTCCGGAATCTCGGGGACGTCCAACTCGCTGGTGTCGGCGATCCAGGCCACGAACACGGCGAGGGTTGGGGACATCACCACGAGCTCGAACTATTTGAGCGGCCTGATCTCGTCGCTCACAACCTCTGCGAACTCCTCGATCGCGTTTCTCACAGCGTCGGTGACCGGACTTCCGGCATCGATCGCGACATCATACAACGCCGCGATCGCCTCCGCTCAAAACACGCTCAACAGCCTAACGGCGAGCCGATCGGTAAACTCGATTGCAGACCTCCTCGCGACCCGGACCGACTCCCTATCGGGGACGACGAACATCACGGTGTTCGTCCGCGGATACTTTGCGACGGCGGGCGACGGCGGCGGGACGTTTCATCTCGTCCCGACAAACTCGCTTCCCGCGGACATCACTGGAACGAACCGGGGAACCTGTTTTGCGACCACGGATTCGCCGACCGTCTATTGGGTAAGGCGCGATCGCCGAGCGCTCAACGTTCGGGACTTCGGCGCGAAATCGGACGGATCGACGAACGACGAGATCCAAGTCCAGGACGCAATGAACGCGACGCAGGAGATCACCTTCCCGGCGGGGACGACGACCTACATGGGGACCTACCACGGCGCCGCGTTGAATGTCCCAGCCAACCGCTTGATCCACATCCGCGGAACGGTGAGCGGTCCGAACTATTGGGTGTTTGCCGGGAGCGTCGTCGTTGACGGCGGAGGACTGGTTAGTCTGGGATACGATTGGGAGCCTCGGAAAATGCAGTTTTTCGGAGGCGACGTTTACGTTCGCGACCTTAACTTCGTCGGCGTCGGCGGAGGTTGGGCAATTAACATCTCCAAGGATGCGGTGATGAATTCCTTCCATGTCGATCGTTGCCGATTCGAGAACATGGGGTCGGGAGTGATCCGAGAGAACAACGCGATGAGCTCTCCGAACACGAACATCTTCTGCCATCGCGGGCGAGTCACGGGATCAGTCTTTACCAACATGTTCATCGGGGGGGTCGCATGGGAGCCAAACCTCGCCGACGGATCCGTTGAGCTCACCGGAAACCGTTTGGACAACATCCACTTCCTTTGGAACGGATCGAATGGGTTCGGAGGGTTCGCTCTCTCAGTCGCCGGTTGGTCGGCGGACAATTGGGGAAACGAGACGAACCAGATACATCTCGCGACGATCAAGGACAACACGATCACCCGCGCCCGCTACGGGATCCACGCCGAGTACTACACCGACGTCGTGGTCTCGGGGAACCGGTTCGCGGACATGGACGAAAGCTACGTCACGACGACCGGTGGCGGCCTCGTTCTTGCGGAACCCCTCACGACGACATGCGTCGAGATGATCGGCGTTCAACGGTTCACGGTTGCGGGAAACTACGGGGCGAAAATGTCGTCGACGCAGCAGATCCTCGGGGTCGGGGCGTTCTTCGCTGGCGGGTTTGACGGGCCGCAAGCTCCGGTCGATCGCTACACGATCGCAAACAACGTCTTCGAGACCGGCGACATCTACGCCGAGCTCCAACTTCGGGCCGCGGCGATCGCCGTGTTTCAACCGATGCCGATCGGCACGATCAAGGGGAACGTTCTCCACGCCGGATCGCTTCGACCAAGCGGGCGCGGGCAGTGGAACATCCTCGACAATTACGCGCGCGCGCCATGGGGAAAGACCGCGTTTGTGATGAACTTCACGCGGTCGTGGAACGCGAACTACACGGCCGACGTCCGCTTCCCCGTTGTAATCAAAAACAACACGGCGGTGAACCCCATCGGAACGCCTTCGTTCTCGTTCTCCGAGTTCGAGGATTTACAGGCAGAATCGAACCTCTCGATCCAGGCGAGCGGGAACAACTTCCCGGTGAGTTCGCCGTCTCAGAAAGGGCACAACGCCGGGACGGTGTTTTGGTCAACGAACGGTGTCCCATTTGGGCAGACGTTCTCGCTCGGGGACGTGATCATGGACCAATCCCAACGACCGCCGCGGCCGATCATCATCACCGCTTCGGGGTCCCGAACAGTTCCGGGCGACTATTGCAACGCGCAACCGTCAACGAACGCGGTCCGAGGCGTTGTTGGATCAGCGGTCTACAACTGGTTGGCGGGAGGCTACCATCAAGCCGGACAACTTGTTCACCTTCTCGGAACGCCCGCGCCGGTGGACGGTCTGATCACCGACATCTATCTCGACGCGCCGACGTCCTATGTCGTCGCGCGCCTTGTTGATCCCGCGACAGGAAACCCGCTTAACCTCACCGGATTCACGCCGGGCCTAATGCAGGCGGGGCAGGAGGTTGGATTTACGGTGCAAGGGTTCGGGACCTTGACGTGGGATCCCGCATCGGTCGCCGCTGGCGGATCAATCCAACTCAGCGGAATCACGGTCCTAGGCGCTCTTCCTGGAGACATCGTCCAGGCCTCGTTCTCTCTCGACACCCAAGGGATGATCCTAACGGGCGCCGCGACGGCCAACGACCTCTGCAGGGTGACACTCTTCAACCCGACCGGGGGCGCAATCGACCTAGCGTCGGGAACGCTCCGGATCTCAACCACGACCGCGCGATGATCTCAGCGGGCCAGATACCATTCGCCGAGGCGCTCCGATTCGCGAGCGAGCGGAAGCTTTTGCCAACCGATATGTCGTCGGCGGAGTTGTCCGAATTGCCGGTCCAGGTGCGACAGGGCGCGGTGTTCTCGGCGGGCGTGATGGAGACCGAGGTGTTGCAAGTGGTTAAGGACCGCATCGACACGATGGCTTCGGGCCTCAGCCAAGCGCCGGGCCAACTCCCAAACCGCGCGAGCGTTCGGACCGAGCTTAAAGAACTCCTGGATTCGCTCGACTATCAGCCGGCGGCGGGGCGCGAGGGAACGATCTCGGACCTCCGAACGGATGGCCGGCTGAACCTGATCATCGACACCCAGCTTCGAATGGCTCACGGGTTCGGGCAATGGCGTCAGGCCCAAACCGAAGGGGCGCTCCTCCTGTTTCCGTGCGCGGAATTCCGACGCATCTCCCCGCGCCGTGTTCCCCGAGGTTATCGAATCAAAGCCGGGGCCCTTGTGGCGGAGAACCCCCGCTACTGGGAGGACCGGTGGGTGCGTGCCGGCGGGACGATTTACGGCGGGCGAATGATCGCCCGCGTCAACGACCCGGTGTGGGAGAACCTTAGCCGGTTCGGGTTGCCTTACGATCCCGTCGACTTCAACACCGGGTACGGGCGGCGGTCGGTCGGTCGCGCCGAGGCCGTGAGGCTTGGCGTTATTCAAAAGCGGGAACGGGTCGCGCCGGCTCCGGACGGCCTCGCCACGCCCGCGGAACAAGTCGCCGCGATGGACACGGCGCCGGCCATTAAACGCCGATTGAAGGACAATTTCAGGGCCTCTATCTCCGCCTTTAGCCTCGGGCTCCGCGGGGCGTTGCTTGATGTCGTCCATGGGCTTTTCAAGGCCGCCGGCGATGAACTCGTCCCAGAATGAGCGCCTCGATCAACATCCGCTTGACGGCGAACGGCGCGACCCCGGCGATCCGGAAGCTCGGGGAGCGTCTCGGCGGCCGCGTCCTGCATCAGGCGATCGGGGCGGCCATGCTATCGGCGGTCCAGGAGCACTTCGACCGGCGCGAGCATGAACCGAACAAAATGGGAGCACCCAAGACGGGGTTTTGGGCAAAGATTTCGGCGGGAACCTCGGTCACTTCGAGCGAGACCGAAGCGGTCGTGACGATTCCCGCGCCAATCCTCCAAAAGCTCTATGGCGGGACAATCCGGCCCGTCAACTCAAAGGCCCTAGCGTTTCCCGTGTCTCCTCGTTCTTACGGGAAAACGGCTCGCGAGATGAGGGCGGACGGCGAGACCAAGTTCGTCCCGCTGAATCGGGGGAACCTCGTTGGAATCATCACGTCGATTGAAGCGAAGGGTGTTGTCGGGGAGGTCCTCTTTCTTGTTGTGCGACAGGTGACGCAAGCCGCGGACCCGAACGCAATCCCGAGCACCGGATCCTTAATGAAGGCGGCGATGGATGCCGTCGAAGAGAGCGCCGACGCGCTCCTCAATTGATATGTGGCAAGGCTTCGATCTCATTGACCAACTCAACGAGAGCGTCCGCGGACGCCTCCTCGATCGGGGCGGATTCTCCGGGCCTCCACCCGTCGAAGTCTTGACGGAGCGTTTGAGCGACTTCGAGCAGAAGCTCAAGGTCGCCCTCCAATCGAAGCTCGGGCTTTGCCTCATCGTCTCGACTCCCGAGATCCAGGGCGGCGAGGTCGCCTCGGAACTTGTCGCAAAGGTGTCGGTGATCGTGAACGAAAACATCGTTCAAAACCAATTTGGAGAGGGAACACGAATCACGGCCGCGGCCGCGGCGCTCCGGGTTTACATTGCGCTCCTGAATTGGGCCCCGGACGGCGGGTGGTCTCCGCTTGTTCCGATTCCTGAAGTATCCCCCATTCGTTTAATCGGGGCACCCCAAGAAGGGGCACCGGTCGTTAGCTACGAAATCGCCCTCCGGTCGTTGTATGTCTTCGGAGTCGAAGACGAAACCCCGGTCGCACTCTCGGGAACCCCCTAACAAGGAAAACTTATGTCCATGAAAATCTCAGGCAAAGCCTGTTACATCGGAATCAACGGCTTAATGCTCACGGCGGAGCTCTCGACCGCGCAGAACGTAATCGCCAACATGTCGTTCTCTCGAACGACCCCATCGGTCGAGGTCCTCGACGGCAACAACAACGTGATGGCGAAAGCCTACGCGAACCCGCAGGACACGATCGAGATCGAGGCGATCATTGTCGATTCAGCGGTGCCCGGAACGGTTGCCGGAGCTCAAGCAAACCTGAAGCTTCC